CAGCGTTCGGATGTCGTTGACGTGCCGGTCAGCCTTTTCCGCCAGCCCTGAATATCGTCGGCTACAGTCTTGGAGTACGGCTCCGACGGCAACGGCTCGCTGAGCTGCGGCATCTCGGGAAGCCGTGGCGAGCTGATCGCGGGCGGCGTCGATTTCGATGCGCAAGCCGTCAAGCTCGCCGCGAGCGCCATCAGCAGCGGCGCGTAAAGTAATTTCCCGTTTCCTAGCATCGTTCTGTGCCTCCGTTACCTTCGTTTGCAGCGCCGCCGTTTCCTCAGCCGCCTGCGTAGCCGCCTTTTGCATCAGCACTTCCATGGCGGCGACATGATCGTTTGCCCGGATAACGGCGGAGCGCTCGCCCGCCAGATCAATCCCCAGCTTGCCCGCGAATACGGCCAGCGCGGCGATTGCGCCCAGCAGTAGCCAGCGGGGTATCAGATCAAGCAGCCCGAGCAGCATCGTCATCCCAGCGCCTCGCGTGCATCGTCGGTCAGCGCTATCCGGTCGGATAGGCCCGTAGTCCCGCCGTTCACCAGCCGGGTTTCGCGCGTGATGTCGCCCAGCGCGGAATCGGGGATATGTTTTTCCCACCACGCAATCGAGGCCCGCAGCGCATATTCCGGGGTTGCCAGCGCGTCCGGGTTGCCCAGCAGATCAAAACCGATGGCATCGCCGACGGTGCCGTAATTGTCGCGGCCCGTGACCTGTAGCAGGCCGCGCCCACGGTATTTGAATCCGTCCCCCGGCTCGGTGTTCCCCATGCGGCCGCCGTACACCTTGTTCGCCAGCGCGGGCGGGTTGCGCACGTACCGCGCCGCATCGGCGATGCCAGCGAAGCGCGACGGCCATACCGCGCAGATCCGATCTGCATGCGTGTAATTCAGAGATTCCTCGACAATCTCCAGCTTGCCGGATTCATGCAGGATCTGGCCCAGGAAGTTCTCCAGATCATCATCGCCCGCGCTGAACGTACCGGGCAGCACGATGCTGGCAAAAATCGGCGCCCAGCGGGAAGCCGTTACGCCGCGCACGCCGCAGGCCAGCAGCACGCGCAGCCAGTCGTCAGTGTTTCTCGGCATTGCGTCGCCCCTTGTGATGCTGATGCGCGATTTTTAAGAACGCGCCAATCGCATAGACCGATGCGCCGTAAACGATCATCATCATCGGCGCTTGCGTGCCCGTCCGGTGGTAGGCCTCGACGACCTGTAGGCATGAACCGATGGAAACAAGCGACAAACCGACCCGCTGGACCAGGTTGTCCCGAAACACCGAACCGAAAACGGCCAGCGCGGATATGCCCGCAAGCGTGGCAAGGGACGCAAATTGTAGCCAGAAAATAAAGGACATCACGCCCCCCATTTCCTTCGGAGCCACCCTAGAATGTCCTGCGATACCTGCTTCGCGTCGACGGCCATCACGACCTCGAAGCACTTAGCCACGACGGCCATGCCGAAAAGCCCGATCATAAATCCGACCAGCCCCTCCGTGTCCGGCAGGTTCACCCAGCTGTAAACCGGGGTCGTGGCGTAGTAGGATAGCGACGCGCCGCCGACGCACATCAAGGCGCGCTCGATGTATGTGCCCGCAACGAATTTCAGCGAAACGATGGAGCCAGCGAGGCCAGCCAGTATTTTTGCCGAGGAAAAATCGGCGATGTTTTCAGTCATGCTGGCGAGATTCTACAAAACGCGCGGCGCAGATACACCCATCGGGGTTATATTAGTTGCATGAAAATCTCAGTTGAGACAGATATCCAGCAGGCCATTGCCAAACTGCAAAGCATTACCGAGCAGCAGCAGTTTAAATTCGCCGTGGCCAAGGCGCTGACAAAAACGGCGTCAGACGTGCAGCAGGAAGTGCGAAAAAATATGCCCAGCAGATTTGTTCTCAGAAAACAATGGATCGTCCAGGGCATACGTGTAACCGCCGCCACAAAAAACAATCTTGAGGCAATCGTTGCAAGCCGGGATCGGTTTATGGATATCCAGGAGGCGGGCGGAGACAAAAGCCCCCTGAGAAAATATCTTGCCATCCCGACATCGCTTGTTCGGCGAACAAAAACCGGACTTATTTCCGCATCATCACGGCCTGCTGCGCTGGGGTCTAAGGTTGGCGTAGTTGAGTATCAGGGGAACAAGTATCTAGCCCTTAAAAAGGGCATCTACTCAGAGCGAACGAGCAGCGAGAGCGCACGCGGAGGCATGCTTAGATTGCGGTTTATGTATTTGCTTGTGCCTAAAGCAAAAATCAAAGAGCGCCTCGGGCTTGGGAAAGACGGCATTCGCGTCGTGCGCGCCAAGTTCGCGCAAAACCTACAGGACGCACTCGACCAGGCCGTAAAAACGGCCCGATAGCGCTATTTAAGCAGGCCTGTTTTTTGCGCGATGAAAACCGCCGCAGCGGCGGCCGCCGCCCACACGCCACGCTCCACCCACATGCTGGTTTGACCGGTAATGATCGCCTTTTGCTCCAGCGCGTTGATGCGGTCGTTAATCTTGCCGATGGAATCGAACGCACGCTCCAGCGCGGCGGTGGCCTGCACCTGGCGCTCTTCGACCACGGCCAGGCGGTTGATCGCCTTGGCCAGGTCCTTAATTGCGCCCTTCATCTCCATCACGTCGTCATGGAGCATTCCGATTTTCAGGCCGATGTCGCCATACTGGCGCCGCTCGGTTTGTTGTTGCGGGTCTTTGTCGTACATGCTGCTTTATTCGTACATGATGTTGACAGAGCCAGCGTCGAAGGTATCAGTCCCGCTAACAGTAGTTAAACGAAGTCGATCTAGTGTACCGGATGTTGTTTTAGTGCCAGCAGTGATTAGTGCGATGGTCGTACCAGCGGAGGTAAGTGCCGAACTTACCTGCCATAAGTTCCCGCCCATTAATGTAAAAACAAGGCTTCCGTATAAAGTAGCCGAAGCGTTGGCTGACGCAATTGAAAACCCTGTTGTGGACATTGTTACGCCGCCGGAGGCGTTGTTCCAAGTGAAGCCAGAGTACCCGGTAGTCTCTACGCTTCCAGCACCAATCTGAATTTGTGGACTAGATATTCCATTGGTGCTTACACCATTCAGCATCAAGGTAATGCGTTTCGCCCATGAAGGGATTGACGTGAAGTCGATACTTGTTCCACTTGTCGTGTTCTGTGCTGTGCCAAGCGTGAGGCCATCAGAAAAATAAAGCCAGTCAGTGCCAAGCACATGGGCTGAACCAGTAGTAAGACGCTTCCAGCCTGACAATGTACCGTTAACCGACTTCTCTACAATAACGTCTCCTTGCGTATAGGAGCCCGTCGAAGGCATTGCGGTTTTAATGTCGATCAGGTTTCCACTGGCAAACTGTATGCCAGCGTCGGAGAGAGATGTTGTCATTGATTATGCTCCCGAGGTGGATGCAAGCAAATAATAATCAACGCCATTTACATTGATCTTTATTTTATTGGTTATCGTATTGGTAGTTGATGCGCTAACGGCCTGACCAGTCAGAGCTACTTTGCCTGTAGCGTCGATTGCTACTGCATTGATCTTCCCACCTGCTGGCCCTGATTGCAGTACCAGCGTACCGTCATTACCACCGCTTGTTGCTAGGCCAGCACTGGCATCGCCTGCTATGATGATTGATTGTGTCATGTTAGCCTTCGTATAGGATGTTTACGGAGCCAGCGTCGAAGGTGTCTGTGCCGTTTGTCGTAGTGAGGCGGATGCGGTCAAGTGTGCCCGACAATGCAACGTCACCACCACCACAAGCCGAGATGCCGTCATTAGTTCTTCCGATTGAATGGCTTGACACCCATACATTACTACCAAAACTGATTAAACTTATTGTTCCAGATTGGGTTAGAGTGGCAGAACCGGCTTCTACAATGAAGCCTGCCGTACTTGTTACACCTATTCCATTAAACGAAGCAGACAAATAGCCTGTTGATTGAACAGAACCAGCACCAATTTGAATGAGTAAATGTGCGTTCGCATTCGTACTTACGCTTCTAAAAGCAATCGTTACTCGCTTTACCCAAGACGGAATCCCTGTAAAGTCAATACTTGTCCCGCTTGTCGTGTTTTGAGCTGTGCCAAGAGTTAAAGGCTGGGCTAGATCAACTGCGGCAACGCTTCCATCTACGATTTTTGCAGATGTAACCGTGTTGGCTTGAATAGTATCAATGCCTAAAGTCCCATCAATAACGACTGTCATAGAATCACCATCCTTTGCCCTATTGGTACTGTCAAAGTAACGCCACTGGAGATAGTCATAGGTCCAACCGTTAGACCATTACTGCCTGTGGTTAGAGTATAGTTGCTCGTTAGCGCCGTGGTATTTTCATAGATAACACCACCAGCTTTTGCACCGCCACCGCCAGCACCGCTAGAGAGCTGGAATCGTGTGCCATCATACATGGCGATAATGGTTGATCCTGCAATTATGTCGCCTGCGTTCAGGAAAATCAGCGCGGAGCAGCTTACGGCGTTTGCCGTGCCCGTCATGTAGTTGCCGCTGTAGAACGCTGCACCCGAGTTTTTGCTGAACCGGATCTGCGACGTGCTTGGGGTTGTAGCGCCACCGGCGTACCCATTGAACTGATAGTACCCGGCGACGGGCGCCGTGAACACGCCAGCGGAAACCGCGTTTGCCGTGTCGTATTCCTTCACGTCGGCGGCCACCGTTGCGAACGTAGAAATCGTCTGTGCGGTGTTGCGGTAAACGCTGAACGCCGCGCCCTGCTGTGATTTCGCTTGCTGCGTACCGTCCGGGAATGTCACCCCCGCCGATCCATCTATCGTCATCGTCATAAAAACCCTTTAATTGATGACCAATCGGGCGCCGGTCGGCACCGTAACCGAGGCGCCGCTGGCCGTGACCAGCGGGCCGATCATGTGGCCGTGCTTCAGTTTCCCGACGGTATGCGTTCCCGACTGTGTGCCGGTCGTGTTAATCGACGCGCCGCCAGCGGTTGCGGATACCTGAAAGCTGCTGGTGCTCAAGCCCGTGGCGCTGACGTAGTAAACCGCGCCAGCAGATAGGCCGGTGGGCAATGCCCCGGTGGTTTTGAATCGCACCGGCTGGCCCGCCGCATAGCTGTTGGCCTGCGTTACGACGCCCGGCGTAGCAATGCTGATCGTGCATGCTTGCAGCGCGCTCTGGCCCACCTCATAGCTGGACGTGACAAACGCATCGTTTTCATACAGCGCCGAATCACCGCCGCCGCCTACGGCACCTCCGCCGATGTTGCCCCAGCCGGTGGCGCCGTAGCCCTCGAAGCTGCCTAGCGTGACGTTGTAGCGCACATGCCCGACGGCAGGTGATCCGCTGCGCTGCGCCGTCGTGCCCGCTGGCAATACTGCCTGCCCGGTGCTCGCCGTGCGCTGCACCAACTGCCGCGCGACGTCGGCGTCGTCGGTGCCCTCGAGTACGCCCTTTAGGACTGCCAGATCGTTTTTGATCTTGCTTATGTCCGTCGCCGGGCTGGTGCTCGTCGGGTTGATCGTTGTTGATTGAAAGGCCATTTATTACCCCTGCGTGCCGTAGCCGAAAACGTCGACGTCGACGGTCCCCGATTTCGGCGATCCGGCGCTGTCGAAAATGTTGACCGTGACGCCGGTAGTGCTCTTCCCCGTCACGGTGTAGCGGTCGCCACTCAGCGCCGATTGTAGGGTCGCTTGCACCGTGTTGACGCCTACGAAAGCCGGGGAAAACGAAATAGTCGCACCGCCCGCAGACACGGCGACATTCTTGAAATGCATCACCCGGTCGGGCACATCGACATGCACCACCAGCCCGGACAGGAACGGGATGTAATCCGTGTCCGTCGTCGCCAGATCAACACGGACTTTCAGGTAGCGGAAATTGTAGGCGCCCTGCACGAACGGCCGCCAGGCGCCCCAGGTCGTCCCGTCGGTGCTGGTTGAAATTTCATAGCCAGCCGATAGCGGTGCGACACGGCCCTGCCACGTCCAATCCGGCGGCGCATACGACGACCACGGATCTACAAAATCAGACCAGGGCGGATTCAATCGCGTGAGCGCGGAAACCGTGGCGTCAATCGAAACCACCGACGTCGCAATCATCCCGATATCAATCGTCGCCGTGTCATAGGTCCCCGCCGTCGTAGCGCCCATGAATGTCCACGGCGACGTGTAGCTGTCCCATGTGCCAGCGTATGCCGACCATGGCGTCCCGTCGTTCAGCGTAACGCCCCCGCCGATATTGATCGTGTTGACGTGCGCGCCGGTAAACCCACCGGCGCCGTCATCGTAATCCAGCACGACGTTAATGCCGGACGTGGTGCCGACTATCACCTCGGCCGCGTTGGCCGATTCCAGCCCGCTGGTGTCGATGGCTTTGATTAAAAACGCACCCCCGCGCTGGCTGGTGAACGCGAACGAATTGGCGGCTGTCACGCCGATCTGCGTTGCCGTACTCCATAACGCGCCCAGCCGGATTTCGTAGTGATCCAGGTCTAGGTCGGCGATGTGCGACCAGACAAAATTCAGCACGTCGCCATTGCGGGCAACGTAAAAATTCAGCACATCCGATGGCGGCTTGATCTTGCCCTGCACGGTGTACGCTACAGATGCCGCTGGCCCGCGTATTCCCAGCACATTGATGGCGCGCACGTCGACCGTATAGGCCGCGCCGTCCTGCACGTCGGAGATTTCCACGGCGGGCGATCCGACGATCACCTCCGGCTGCGGGTTGCCGTTCGCCTGGCGCATCGTAACGCTATAGCTGGTAGCGCGATCAACCGGCGACCAGCTTACCAGCAGGCGTGTTTTAAGCCCCTGCGGGGTCGTATACAGCGAATCAGCCGCCATCAGGTTCGATGGGCTGTCGGGTATTCCGCTGATAACGCTGTAGCTACGCGGCTGCAACGCAAGCCCGGATTCGATGGCCGCATATTTGCTGGGATCGTTCGCCAGCGCGACGACCTCAAAATCATGCCGGTCGCTCTCGGTAACGCTGATAACCCTGAACGTCTGCGGGTTCACCACCGAGCTGGTCAAAATCCAGACCGCGCCAAGCGCCGGTGCCTCGCCGTATGCGGGCGATACGGTAAGCGCCGTAAGCGTGCCGCCGCCGTGCTGCACTGTGCCGTCCTGCACCGTGCCGTCGGCCTTCAGCGTCGATAGCGTGTAGGCCTGGCCTGCGGTCAGCGTGACGGCCGCGTCCAGCGTGATCATTGATGTGCCGGTGGCCATGATGCGCCCGCCGTATCGGATGCCCGAGCGCGCGGGGTCGGCGACTTTAATCACCTGCCCCGGGCGGCAGATCATGCCCTCGATGCCGGTTTTAAAGCTGACGGTTTCCGTTTCCAGCCGCTCCGAGTACAGCAGCCAGCGGCCTACGCGGTTTGCCTGACCCCGGCTGGTGCACCCCACGGCGGCAATCTCCGTCGTGATGACGCCGTATCGCGCAATCCCCGCCACGTCCTCGACATACTCGACTTTCTGGCGCCCCATGTCTGTCATGTCATTCCATGTGACCAGCGCGACCGTGTGGCGCGCCTTGGCGCTGCTGCCCGTGTACGTGAACAAGCCGTCGATCACGTTGGCGGCCGTGTATAAATACGCCGCCGTGGCGGGCGCATCCTGCACCGCCGTAACGGCACCCGATGACCAGAACGTCATGCCCCGGAATATCGAGGCCATATCGGTAAGCAGCTTGTAGGCCTCCTGCCGCGTCTGCAAATACATGTTGCACGTAAACCGTGGCTCGGTGCCGCCGAAGCCGTCCGGCACCAGCTGGTCGCAGTATTGCCCGATGGCGTACAGCGCCCACTTGTCGACCTGCGCGGCGTTGATAAACCCGCCAAGCCCGTAGCGGGCGGTGGTCAGCATGTCGTAGAAACACCAGGCCGGGTTATCCGTCCACGCTACCTGAAATGTTCCGTCCCAGCTCCCCGTGTAGGCGCGCGTCGTCGGGTTGTAGTTACTAGGCACGCGCACGCGCAGCAGCTTCATGTCGTAGGCGCGCGACGGGATATTCTGGAACTGTGACGCATCGACACTCAGGCCCACCAGCGCGCTGTTGGGGTAACGCAGCTTCGTGTCGACGATTTCCGTAGCGATGTCCCACCAGGTTCTGTTTTGTAGGCTGTCGGACGTGCTGTCGGCCGTTATCCGCACCACGCGCACATCCCATGGACCCGTGCCAGCCAGTGGGATGTTGTAGCTCCGCTGGTAGCGGCTCGACGTTTTCCCATTGATGACGCCCATGCCCGCCAGGTCTTGCAGCACGTAGCCGCCGCCGTTGGTCTGCACGTAGATCGCAATTTCGGCCGATGCCCCGTAAATGCTCCCGGTCGATGTGTCCTGCCGGGTTAACGATGGCACGCCAATCGTTACGCGCACCATATCCAGATTGGGGTTTGTGAATGTGCGCGTTACGCTGGCTGAATTTTTGACCTCGACCCCAATTGCGCTGGTGCTCTCAACGGATGGAAATCCGGGGATGTATGACTGCGATTGCGTGCCGTTGCGCGTCGTCCATGTGACGCCGCTGAAGTTGTAGCTACCGTCCGCATTTTGTAGCGGCGTGCCGTCCAGGTAGATCGACTGCGCCCCGTTGACCAGCCCCTCGACCTCGCCCTCGCTGACCAGATCCAGCACGCGCGCAAATGCCTCGCTTCGAATGCTATCCGGCGTGATCGTCGCGGATGATCCGCCGCCGCCGCCGCCCTTACCGCCGCCCCCGTGTCCGATGATCTTCATATTGGAATGTCCGCCGTTGATATGCCGGAGCTAATCACGGCGCTGCCGACCATCAGGCGGCCGTAGCCGACCGGGACCGGGTGACCCTGCGCCTCCGTGTTCACGGCACCGTTGAAAATGTAGCTCGGGCTATTTTTGTCCTGCGCGCCCGCCTCCACCTTGGGCGATGGCGACAGCATTTGAATAACGCCGCCGAGCACCATGGAAACGCCGATCGAACCAACCAGCGACGCCACGTTAACGCTGCCATAAAGGCCATACGCCCCGATGCTGGCGGGCATGTAGATGGCCGCCGCAATGATTGCCGCGCCGAGCAGAACCTGGCCGAACCCGGATTTACCGGCGCCAGCCACTACGGGCGCGATGCGGATGACCTCCCGCTGCGCGGTCGGCATGTTGACATTCTCGGCATCCCCGAGCCGGTCCTTGCCAGCCCATACGCGATAGCCCGCCGCGCCGTTGATAAATGCGTGCTCAAAATCGCTGTAGTTCGCCATCAGTGCGCGGATTGCTTCGCCGACCGATTCGACGGCCATGTGATGCACGCGGCCAAAGCGGCGCCCAAGCTCGCCGTAAAGTCTAATTTCTCGAAGCATGGCGCAGAACCCTGGTCGTGTTGCGTCTATAAAATTCGCCGTAAACGTCGCGGCTAGATAACCGGCCGTGGATGTGGTGCAG